TCACTATTCATGATGACATACCCGAAAGTGTGTTGCATCTGTTTTTGTGCGTTTAGTAGTTCGATGGATTTCTCGTGACCACCATACACGATGTAAAGGTATCCACTGACTGGGGTAAAATCTTTGATTATCTCTACACCTAGACGAGTGGCTAGGACGATTGCGTTTTCCGTGAATATTGAATGTAAAATAATAATCTTCACTTTATCCATATATAATAAAGTAAAGATTTTAATTAAATGATTTAACTTATTCCTTTAAACGAATGTTCCTGGTTTACTCTCAACAGCTTCTTCCGCCGCTTCTTGTTTTTTAAAACCAAGTTTTTGTTGTCCTGGTGCTTCCGCTTGTTTTTTTAATATAGTTGAACCTTTTTTTCTTCCTGCTGTGTTTTCTGATATTCGCTCAAGCATTCGTTCTATACGAGGAGGTGTTGCTGTTCTTACCAGTGCTGGTTTATCAAATGGTGTTGCTGTTCTTACCAGTGCTGGTTTAGGCAGTGATAAACCTGAACCTTTTGAAACTAAAGAAAAACCTTTCCCACCAAAACTTTTTTCAGGTTCTTTTTCTGTTAATGGTTTCTCTTCTTTTTCAGTAGATACGAGTGAAAAACCTCTTTCATTTGCTCGTTTTTCTGCGGTTCTCATTAATTCTCCTCTTGGAACACCTGAATCGCTACGGATTTTTCTTGGTGGAGGTGGAGGCTTTCGTGGTTCTGTTGTTTGAAATCCACTTGATTGCATATCTTGGCGTTCAGTTTGAACGGCTGTTGATTGTTTTCCTTCCTCAACACGCAGTTCGTTTGCTCGTCGCCGACCTTCCTCCTTGTTGACACCTGATAAGTGTGTTCTCACTTCATCTCGTAAATCGTTTATTTGTGATGAGTAATTGGGTTGGAGCGGTATTGGAGCGTTTTGGTATACAACTTGTTGCGGTTGAACGCTACGCTTTGCTTGAGTGCCTGTTCGTCGTCTGGGTTTTGATACATCTTTTCCTACATTGACAACTACTTTTTGACTAATGATTTGTCCCACTCGTGGCTTTGCTTTCGCTTTGCGACGCTTTCGTTTTTTAGCGGCATCTTTTTTCTCAACCATATATATTGACATAATATATTAACTCGTAATTCCCTCGTCTTCTAGTTCCAAAGGATTAAAGTTGTTGTAAAATTTAAATTTGTTTGAATCTCGTAATGACATATCGACAAAAAGGAAACTGAATCTGTTATCGTTTTCAAATACATAGTTAAGCAACTGGTCGGCCTTGTTCTGTTTGAATGGGAGCAACTCATGACAAATACATTCTCGCTCTGGTCTGTTTTTTGGTTTGAAGGTGACGAAGTGAGATATATTGGCGCGTATACCCGTTGGAGCATCACGATATTTTTGAAGTAAAATGAAAAACGATGTAAACATATGTCTTCTGTTGTATTGCATCTGTGTAAGTTTTTGAAGAACTCCATTCTTTTTTAATTGTGAACCTACATCATCAAGAATGATGACACTATGCTCCCCGTCTTCACGATGTCCCATTACCTTCTCTTCAAGTTCATTCAAGGTGTCTAATGTTAATGTTCGATAAACTTGGTCTTTCGGCAGCGTCTTAAAAGGGTCACTCTTAATGCTATTGTTGGCAATCGTGGGACTGACTACATAGATGTGATGGAACGCTTTGCGATACGATTGTCGAACCCCCTTCTTCTTCTTCGCACTCATCATGCTATACAGCATAGTTGTTTTTCCCGACCCTGCTGCTCCTGTTATCAACATAGAAAACCCCGAATAATCGGGTAAAGGTGATGGTATATCGTTTGCTAGTTTTCCATCTAAATTGTTTTTGCTATTATGTAATGATAATTTATCATTCTTTTTTTCGGTAATCTGTAGCGACATATATATTAGACAAATAATAATTTTTTAGGAGTATCAACTGGGGCTGGGCGTGGTTTCTTTTCTTTTGCTGGTTTTGCAGATTTACTTTTTTTATCGCTTGGAGTAGCTGTTGGAGTTGGCGACGAGTCATTACTATAGTAGTAGTTATTAACGATGGTCGCCTTCTCCTTTTTCTCTTTTTTCTCTTTTTTTGGTTTTTGTTTGATTTCTTTGAGTTCATCAAGGTCTTGTTTTTTCTTTGCTTGGTTCGCCTTTTTCGCTTCTCGTGCTTTGGCAAGTATTTCAATTCTCTTCGCTTTAATGGATTCTGCCTCTTCTGGTGTTTTTTCCTTTTTGACATATTTCCGTTTTGGTTTTTGTGCTGGTGGTTCTTCTGGCGGTGGTGCAGGTTCGGGTATTCTCTTTGCCCTTACGAGTTTAGGTTTCTTTTGTAAAGTTTCTTCTTCACTAGAATCGCTGTATGAGCTGTCACTGGAGTAGTCCGCCATGTTATATTATAGTAATTTATTTTCTTTCTATAATTTATAATGTCCCCTTCCATCATTAAAGGAGATTGCCTACCCACGATTTCCATTGAAGAAGTAGAAAACCAAGACCTAAAGGGCAACTGGGTCACCCTTGATGAAGTCCAACTGGTGGATATGTTCTCGTCGGTAATATTAACCAATCAGGAAGAAGAAGAACTCGGGAACGAATTTTGCTTCCACGAAACAAGAGATGAAATGTATTTCATGGAGAAGTTTCCAGGATTTCCAGATGAGGTTTATTCTATTCTAGCAAAAGAACAGAAAAAACTAGATGAAGAAAAAATACCAAAAAATGAACTCGTCAACGAGGTTTTAAATACCCAACTAGACAATATTAAGAATGAAATTGTGGAGATGACTGAGATAGTAAAGGGACTGAAAGATGAGGCTTAACTCCTGGACGCTTTCTTCCATACTTTTTAATTCTTTCGTTCCGCTCTTGGAACTCTTTACAAGTGGCAGTTTCAATGTGTTTTCGCATCATTTCACTTTTAATTTTACGACGACAATGTTTACATATCTCGCGCTCATCGGCAGCCAGATAATCCCTACCATATCTCACTAGGTAGAGATTACCATTAATACCCCTGATACAATACTTGTTCCAATTGATTGATTCGTAGTCAATAGGTTCTTCGAGTTTTTCCATTGTATTAGATATTGAATTCTTTTTATATCCTATAGATTAAATCTTTTTTTGAAGGATTTAATGTTTGTTTTTAAATCTCTTGATTTTGCCGATAAAGGATTATCCAAATTATCACCTTTATGACGCTTCCTGTAAGCATCACGCTGTTCGTTCGTTGCTCCAATTGTAAAGTCTTTGTAGCCTTTCGCACCGAAGCGTATACGCTTTTCCTTCCCATCAACCATGAACCCTGCCACATACTTTTTGTCATCTCGTCTGCTTTCCCGAATATATTTGAGTTCCATATATATTATTTAGTTTTTAAATATAAATCTCGGTCAGGTGCTCCTTCGGCAATCTGCTTCCTGTTGCGACCCACGAAACCATAAACTCTCGCCATTCCCCATTGCTCTGGAGACATACGCTGTGATTTTGGGAAACCACTTTCACGCTTTTTTCCATCTTTTCTGCGGACGGATTTGGGCGATGTAGTCGCGGCAGCATATCCCCTGTTATATACATCTTGTAATATTGATTTTTTAATTTTTGTTTCCTTTGCTATATCGTCTAATGAACGCTGACCTTCCCCATATTTACGCTCATACTTATCTTTGAATGTCATATACTATTGAAAAATAAAATAATGGTATAATCTAATGACTGCTTGGTGGAGAAAGAACAAAAACGATGACTACAGCACACCTGTTGAGTATTTAGAAATAATAAATAAATATGTTTCAATAGATGCTGTCATATGCGACCCCTTCTACCATGAAGGAAGAGTGAAACAAGAATGGAAGAAATTAAATCGTGATATACTTCATAATGACACAGACTTTTTTGAATCGTATTACGATTGTGATACTTTTATATCTAACCCAAGCTATAGCAACCTGCTTGATGTATTTAGAAGATTTTTTCAACTCGGTAAACCATTCGCATTGCTTATCCCGATTCAAAAAATATGCCAGTTAAAAATACAAAAAGAGATAAATGATAAGGATTTGCAGGTGATAATAAGTCCAATATATAAAGGATTTATTAACTCAAAAGGGGAAGCAACCCGTTGCCCGTCGCAATACATGGCGTGGGTATGCTGGAAATTCGATTTAGAGAGGGATTTAGTTTTTTGTATAGATTAGAAATGACCGAAATGACTATGTTTCGCCAAATCGCTGGAGACTGAGGTCAAGTTGTTGAGGTCATTGTGAGGTTTTATTTTTACTTAGACAACTTTCAAAAATCTTAAAATATAGTCATTTCGGTCATTAGGGTCATTTCGGTCATTACATATCAAAATAGTCATCTTCTGGGTCTTCATCTTTATTATCATCATTTAGTTCTTCCATTTCATTCTCGTATCCCATCAACCACCCTCTCGCAATCGAATGGTCTAACACTTCCTGTGGTTTAAAGGACATGTTTTTATCTTTACTTGTTCGACCCCTTACAACTGGGAAATCAAGTTCAATCAACTTGCTGACAAAAGACCTTGATGATGCGATATTCATATCTTTTGAGAATTTATTCTTTTTAATGAACTTCTCATACTCGGTATATATGGAGTTTACCGACATAGTGACAATATCATTAGGGTCATCAGGTTCACCCTCATATTCATCATCATCGTTTAATCTCCAAGATTGCTTTAAATAGACCTCTTCAAAGAATAATGATTCAACTGGGGAATAAAGATTACACATTTCTTTGTATGCTTGGGTAAGGGGTCGCTTCTTTATCCAATTAAAATCCTTCAAATCTAATGACATAAACATCTGGTATAAGGCACTCATCACTTCTGGTTTTCGCAGATGCTTGTATAGGTTGGCCCAGAAGGTAGATGACTTATTTAAATATTTATCAGTGGTTTCAAAGACGACATATCGTCTGTCCTTTGACCTTACATCAATCGGCACGGGAGTTGGTTTGTTTGTAGTGATACAAGTTCTGGCACAATTTAGAACATTTGAAGGTCTTACATTTTTAGGGTTAATCGTCATCGTATCTTCGGTAATCATCGATTTCATATTTCCTTCATAATCAAAGGTTTTCTTACCTTCTGCCTCGTTTAAATTGACAAGCAGTTTACGATAATAGCCTTCGGCGTGTGAACCATAAAAATCATCAGGATTAGATGATGTAATGTAATGGGTTTTATTTAGCATATTTCCAATCGCATCTAAAAACATGTTTTTTCCCGTTCCTTGTTTGCCCTTGATGATAATTGCAACAGGGGGTTTGTGAAGTGGGTCTTGAAACATTTGAGCGACCCATTTGTGTAGATACATCGAATGTGTATCATCGCCCCCACACAATTCTTGAACTAAATCCATATAAGGTGTAATCAGTTTTCCAATACGCTCTCGTTCAATTTCAGCACCATATATGTCAGGATTAAAACCTTCAAAAACATTCAACACATCTTTGGGGCATTCACTTGTTTTTTCATCATTGTAAGGTATAAAATCAAATCGTTTATATAATCGCTGGTTGACATCTTGCGACCATTTAGAATAGAATGGGACAGCTCCGCCCATAGTTGAAAAACCACTTGTAATGGGCGAGAAGGCATTAGAACAAGCAGTCGCATTCCAAAAATTACATTTTCTGTCTAATCCATTTTGAAACACATATTGAGGTTCTGGTAAGAGAACCTTACACGAAAACTTTTCAATATAACTTTTTTTGAGAGCATATTGCTCGTATGGGTTTTCTCTTTGTAATGTTTCACAATATACTTGGTCGTAATTTTCCAGTTTATCCACAGGGTGTTCGTAAGTGGAGAAGTCAAACTCTGTTTCTTCATCAACAAGTTCAATACCGAGTGTCATCGGTTTTACTTCAAAATTAACATTATACCCTGTCTTCTCCTCGCAATAAGCAGATAGATTTCCTAGTATTTCTTCGTCAATATCTTGTTTTAAAATTAGAAGACCATCAAAGCATAATGCCTCTACGGAATACCCACATTCACATAGTTTTGTTCTTGCTGACATAATCAGGTCATCTTCGATAATTTGTAAAACGAATGACATGGTTGATGCTACCTTATTTTTGTTATATTCTTTATTTCTTGAAGCACATACTTTTTTGTATACATCTTCATTTTTACTTTTGATAATTTGAGATATTTGTTTACACTCAACAGCGAACTCGTCAATCCATTTTGGTGTAGATTTCATTATTTTATTTGTCATACAGAAGTCATTAAGCAGTCCCAGATACATCACACATAAGACCATATCTTTCGCCATACTGCGAGTAATATCACATGTATCGATTAACTCTTGAAGCCGTGAATTGCGATGTTCCACATAATCATTTAACACCTTACAAACAATACCATTTTTTTCACAATATTGAGATAGAATAACAGGGTGACAATTAGCAATATCAATATCCGTATGGGTTGACCCAACAAGCGTATGACGACATCTCTTCGAAATAGAACCAATGGAGATTGACTTGTCAGGGTATCGTCGCCCCATATCCATTCGTTTGTTATACGAAGCAATGATTGTTCCATCTTTTTTATTTTGGATTTTTTTCATTGCTTTTAGGATATGGAGTTCATCAGGATTTAAATCAGGACAAGCGATTAGAGCGTCAAGTTTTTTTCGGTCAATCGTTTCTTTCAAAATTAATTCCATTATATAATCTATAGAGAGAAAATATTTAAGTCAATTTAACTTAAATATTTAATTATGTTTTTCCTAAAGATTTCAATATATCTTGACCCCTCGATTTTCAGGATATTCATCATATATTCCAATTCTGCAAAACTGCTTTGACACCTGCGACCAAATAAAACGCCGTCGCATTTGCTTACGATAAGCATCAGGTTTGTTTAATCTCCATCGTTTATTATACTCTACTTGTTTAGCATGAGCCATTTCTTCCTATATATTATATTGAGATTTTTTTAAATAGTTTATAACTTACAAATCATCTTTGAAGGGTCTAAAACTACCAAACCTAATTTTGAATTGTGGCTGTTCCACCTCTTTTTTTATGACTGGTTTGAGACTGCTGATGTCAAGGTCATTTGAGATTATGATGTCAATAAGCAATTCCTTACGTTTCTTGTTGAAGTTCCTAAGGTTAGGTAATTGCTCCCTGATGATTTTTTTGAGTTCGTTGGCGGTGTATACCATCATCTCCCCTTCCATATATATATTAACAAGATATTAAAATTGTGAATATATCTTAAAAATCAAATACTTAATCGCCTATTGAAATTTCTTTTTTACCTTACTTTAAAAGTAAAAAGAAAATAAGAAAAGAGAAGGTTAAACTATTACATATAAGACCTAGACTTGAAAATAAAATTTTAAATAGAATTCAATAGATTGTCATAACTGGGTTTCCATATCGTCCTCTTTGGGTAAAGGGCTTTCGATGCTATTTCCCGAACTGCTACTGCTACTAGATGAATTACTATTTTTTTTTTTGAGTAAGTTTTTTATCTTACTGGGTGACTTGGGAAGTTCCATCATTCGGTCCTTAATTGAACCGCTCAACATGTTAGACTTTTCCACTAGCACCATATACTCGCTATATTTTTTTTCTAAATAGATTGAACCCTCCATCGGTCTGTGGCTGCGTTGAAGCATAAGTGTTTTTTGTATATGAACCCCAATTGCATAATACGCCTTGCTACACTCATTTTCCATTTCGCAAGTCTCACTTAAGCGTAAGAATAACTCAATCGAATTTAATATACTAACAATCAACGCCAAAGCACATGTCAACGCCGAAATATGATTTTGATGTAGGTAATTTGTTAAACCAACCGATGACACGCTCCCGATTGATGATAACATTATGGTAGGTAATCTCATATACTTCACGCTCTTCTTGTAAAAAAAATAAGACTGCTTATGTTGTGTTGACATATTGACACAATTCACCCTTAAGCGTTCAAGTATTGCTTCATGGTCTTCACTCCAACTCATATACTATTTAGTGATATAAGTTTTTTTTTTTCACGATATTTCTTTTGGTATTCGCGATTTTTTTCACGATTTTCTTGGCGATATTTTTTCTTGTATTCAGGGTCACAAGGGTCAATGCCAGAATAAGCAGAATTCATATTCATATTGACATCAAAAAGTTTTTGATATTCGAACTCTTTTGCTCGTAATTCTAATTTATCATCACACGGACATTTAGCAACCAACACCATTTCAAAATTATTCCACCCACCCAATTCACGAATGGTTTGATATAGTTTATGATTGTATTGTTCTCCATTTTCATTATAACATCTTGATTTATGTTCGTATTTCCTTCGACTGAAGTTACAAGTTGAACCGATATATACATAAGGAGAATATCTGTGTGCGATTTTGTAAATAAGTGCTTCCTGATAATTTACCATTATTACACTTTTTATTACTTTCTCTTTAAGTCATTTTATTCACCGATTATTTCTTCTTGTGTATGGGGTTCATGGTCGGGTTCGGCATCAGTCCAGTTTTTTAAGGAATGTTTAGCAAGTGGCGATGCATCTTTCGTTTCAATTTTTTTCACACGCCCAATCGTGCCCCTGTTTGTCAAGGCAGTAGATATGACATCTCCGCTTGTATGGTGATGGGTTAGTTTTTGTTTCAAGACCTTCTTATCATCTTTCGATAAACCATTATTTAGTTCTTTGTTAAACTCTTTGGTATAGCCTGTGTTGAATACCTCAGCGGATTTAATATTATCACGAACCGATTTGCTCTTCGTCACAGCACTAGTAGCTATAGATGCCCCGAGTGAATGCCCTGTAAGCGTGACAGATTTAGGGTCTTCTTTTTTGAGATGGTCTTTAATTTGTTTTTTTCTCGAAGAAAATTGTTTGTCATGTTTTGACAGACCAAGACCTAGACGAATATCACTTAAAATATCACGCTTATTCGTGACATCTGTGCCTTTAACATTCAACACGCTTGAACCATCTTTATGGCGGTAGACTGCAACCCCCCGTTTGAGTTTCTCTAATGAATAGTCGCTACCTTCCAATGCTTTATCAATCTTTTTAGCACCTTTCTTTTTCCCGTGCTTGTCAACATGGTAATGTAACTGACTCAATTCCGCATAGTTTGAGATTGGCATATATTATCTAACAATATATTAATGGATTTTAGTTGTGATATTCTAATCCCCACATTTAACCGAAAAACATTTGAAAAATTAATAACCCATAATATTGAAACACAAAATTATCCTTTAATTAAAAACATAATAGTAGCAGACGACAGCACTACTGATTTACCATTATACCTTCCTACTAAATATAACTTGATTTATTTAAAAGTCAATAGAATGTCAATAGGAGAGAAAAGGAACTTATTGTTAAGCAAAAGCACCAGCAGGTATGTTGCCTTCATGGACACAGATGATTTTTATCACCCTGACTATATCAGTCATAGTATACATACGCTATTGAAGACAGGCAAGAGCATCACAGGAACAAGCGATATGCTGATGTATTACCAAGAACAAACCTATAGGTTAAGTTGCATATTTCAACACGCCATCAACGAGGCCACACTAGTGCTAGACAGACATCATGTTCAATTAAAATTCAAAGAACAAAATTCCAGCGAGGGACTAGAACCATTGAAAAACCATATAGGCGACATCGCCCAAAGTGACATTAACAAGGTAATGGTATGCTTATGTCACGATAAGAATACGATTGATAAAAAGATATGGTTAGAAGACAGGTATAAGACGGAGTTCAATATGAGCGAGTATGAAGACCATTTAAAAATATTATCATCACTAAATATATAATGGCGTATTCTAATTTCAACTCCCCGCAACTTGCTGCCCCGCAACCCCACGCATACATTCCTCCTGGTAAATTCCTTGATATCGATGAGAAGTTTTACAAACAAAAAGAAGAAGTTCACCCAAGAAACGAAGAAGGGTTTGGTCGTATGGGAAAACCACTTCAACCCTTTGGCACGAATGTGAACTACCATGCGACCCCTTTCGTTACTAAACCACAAGGACTTACAGCACAAAATCTTAAAGTCAATTACAATTCTTACCTATACAATCAAAAAACAGGTTTCAACGCCGCTCATCCCAGATAAAATATTGAATTAATATATAATGAGTATTCCTTTGAATTCGAATTCGCAACTAAAAACATTATATCTTAATTCCCAACTTGCTACCAAAACGAATAACACATATAATTTTGAGTTTGCTACACCCATCTTGTGTCCCATCAATATGCAAACCATCATATCTCTAGCAGAATTCAATGTAGCAAATGTTTTTCCATTGTTTAACTCAAGCAATAATGTAATAGCAACAAGCGAGAGCGGAACGCCTTACACTTTGACTATTCCCGATACGATACGCAATCCTATTGATTTCGCAGCCTACTGGAACGGAAACAAACCAGTAGGATATACATCAACATTAGTGTATAACAAACAAACTTTTAAATTTACATTTTTTTCAACATTTCCATTAAGCATCACAACAGACACGACCTGTGGTCGCATCATCGGTTTAGAATATATCAACAATGTCGTTCAATTATCCATCGGTTCAGTAGTCAACCCAACATGGCATTTAGAATTACCTAGCACCATCAACTTTAGACCCACCGACCAGATATTCATTAAAACAGAAGAACTCACTTTAAACAATATCAATAGTTTCGGGACGATTACAAACACCTTAGCAAGAGTGCCAGTCAACGCTCAACCAGGTTCAGTCATCTTCTACCGACCTGTTGAACTAAACAGATTTATCATTGCTAAAAAAACCATACAAACATTAAAAATAGCATTAGTTGATGCGCTCCAAAAACCATTAGATATAGGAAGTCAACCATTTCAATTACTTCTAAAAGTAGAGTTCATTTTCCCGTTCGATGATGAAGTCCCTTATGATAAGGGAACGATTCCATATTTTATGAAAAACCTATTAAGAATGCCAGAGGCAGAAGAAGAAGAAGAGGAACGACCATTTGGGGTTTAAAATCTAATAATATAATATATGGCAAGAATTGGTATGAAGCAATTACGACGATACGGCGTTGGTGTCAAACAAGGCGTTCATGGCGTATCCAAATTTGGAGTTAAACTATCACATTCGGCAGCAGGTCTTGCTCCACTAGCAGGTCTAGCACTCGGCCCCGAAGCGGGTGTGGCGGTTGCCGAAGCGGCAGGTGTAGGAGGCATGGCGGCATCTGCCCTTGAAAGAGCTTCCCGCTAAAAGGGGGAAGGAACATATATATTTTTTATCTATACTTAAAATATATATGGCTGAAGCATTTAGTGAATCCCTTCAATATCCCTCTGTCAAGCGCCGCGCGGTCGCTAGTCGCAGCTTCAAAGTAAAGATAAACCCGTCGAACGGAAATTCTTTCACCGCTGGAAACACAATCGACATTTCCCTTCCTGGTAATTTAGCAGGTCAGTATTATGTGCCCGAACAGATGTTCTTAAAATTTCGTGTAAGAAACACCAATGCTATTCAATTAGACCGAGCAGGAGCAGCATCATTCATCAAAAGATGCCAAATAACCAGCGCTGGAAGCACCCTCTACGATTTAAATAACTACAATGTTCTTGCTACCGCTCTCATGGACACCGATTGCACTGCCGACTGGAAAGCATCTTCGGGTAATGTTCTTATGGGAACTCTTGGCGACCAACTTCAAGGAGAAGAAATTGGTGCTGGTAGCACCCGAACATACTGCGTCCCGCTCATGCTCAATCCCCTCTCGATGACGACACCGACACGCATGATTCCCGCGTTTTCACTTAGTTCGCTAAATTATCGCGTGACCCTCGCAGCAGATGCTGAGGTAGGACTTTCCGCTGGTGGAACTGCTCTTGTATACGATGAAGTCCAGATGGTAGCGTTAATGTGTGAGCTATCACCTGGAGCACAATCTCAAATAGACCAAATGACTGGCGGTCAATACAACATTCTTGCTAACTCATACATCAATTCCCAAGCGACCCTTGCTGCTGGTGTTTCCTCCCTTACTGCCAATCTTGGTGTATCGGTTTCCAGTCTTGAACGCATTATTGTAGTCCATCGCCCAAGTGCTACCGCAAACGATGCTGC